TATCAACCCCTATTGACCCCCCTAGGGCGGTATGGATATCAGTCTCCGACTCAAGCCATGCCTTGAATGCAATGGGATCTACAAAATCTAACTTTGTTAATCTATGATAGGAAAGAAGAGCTCTGTAGAATTCATTTAATCCCAACTGACCACTGACAGCGCCAACGGCTTCCTCTGGAAGATTGGCATCAAAATATACTATCGCGCCTTTGTTTCTAAGGGCGAGGGCGAATACCTGGTACTCAAGAGGGTATTCGGGCAGCTGTTCACTTGCCGTTTCTGTCATTTTTTTTCTTTTCCTTTAGTTTTCTATAAATCTTTTTCTTTTTTTCTGAATTTTTCTTTTTTGCCTGCTGATAAAAAGGATTTTGAGTTATGCTTTTTTGATTCTTCGAACTAATAGTATAGCTTGAAGTTTTTAGGACTGACAATATTCTATCGCAAACTGCCTGTTCGGTAAGTTTGTCATCGTACCTAAATACAACTAAGGCAATTCCCTGCTCTTTACACAGTTCAAGTTTTCTTTCATCTCTTTTTTGACTCTCCAAAAAGTCTTCTTTAAATTCATGAAATCTTTCTGTGTACTTGAAGTGTTGAATTCCATGATATTCTGCGCCAAGCTTGTAACTTGGACAATAAACATCTAGCTTTAGCCTTTCGCCTATATGAAACTCGTTGACGATAGTCTCTCCTGGTATAAGTTTTGTAAAGATGCTAGTCAAAACTGTTTGACCTTTAGACATTTTTTTTCTATGATCTTTCACCCAAGACAAGCCAATTTTCTTTATGCACTTATCAAGTTCTTCGTATGGCAAACATAATTCTTTTGCTATTTGAGATATAGATAAATTACTTTCAAATAGGAAACTTTTTATTCTTAAATTTAAAAGATCTATTGTTTTCTTATCTAGCTCTGTCATTTTGACCTATGCAGTGATCTGGCTACGGTAAGAGTTCTTCCAAGATCCAGTATGGACATAGAGCTCTTTTCCCAAAGATTTTGGGCCAACGCTGTGCTAAGCATGGGGCAGTCGAGTATGCATAGGTTTGTTTTGTCACTATTTTTAATAATGTTTTCTGTTATTGAATCTATTTTTGAGTAAAAATCATTGTAAGGGGCGTTTATGTGAATAGAATTTTTCGAAAAATATTTAGATATAATTTGATTACCCTGAAAAGAAACTACAACAGCGTCAGTTGTTTTTAGGTACCATGATATAAAAATCTTAAACACATCATAGTTGGTATTAATATAGTATTCCAAAAATCCTGGATCATAAAAAGTTGTGGTAGATAAATCTATCTCAATATTTTCTTTTATCTTTTCCATGCTAGATTTGATTAAATCTCTTTGAATACCTTTTAGGAAATTTTTATCTTTGTTTGATAGACTTGAAGTTACTAGTCTGATAAAATTCTTTGGCGGTTTTTTATCACCGGTTAGTTCACCGGTCAAAGAAAATATAGACGATCTTGTATATGTAACAAAGCTAAATCTTTGCTTGGATTCGAGTAGGTGCGAAATTTTCCTTATTGTTTCTACTGCATTATGCGTTTTCATATTCCAAAGTTTCCCCATTTAATGAGTGTTGGATTCTTATCCATTATTGATTCTATGTGTTTTATGTTATGAAATTCGCCCTTATCTAATAGGGAGTATCTATTATACTTTGAAAACTTGTCATCATCTAGCATATAGCCGAGATGCTGCATTATTAGGCCGGATTGTACCCAATAATTTCTTCTTCGGATGTCGTTTAACACGTATGTTGGTTCCGACCCACAGGCAAGTTTTTTATTCAAAAACTCTCCGCCTTCTTTAAACCTAAAAATTCTTGAACTATTATTCGGCGCCCAAAGTTTATCAACCCTATATTTTGTTGGAGACCACATGTGATAGAATCTGACATTAACAACGTCAAATGGCGAAGTATCCAGAACTTTGGATATGTTAATATTGTTAATGTCTTTTGATTGATACAACATTTCGTCACAGTCTATGGCAATTATCCAATCGCCCTCATTCGCATGCTTAGAAAGATTCTTCCAAGCTTCTGATCTTAATTTTGCCTCGTGAACAGGAAATAGGGAAGAATTATTAATATATACGTTTGCATATTTGCTTGCTATTTCCGCAGTATCATCGTCCGAACAATCGTCGGTAAAGACTATGCAGTCAACTTGATCCTTAAGTCTTCTTAAGACTGGTGTAAGAAATCTTTTTGACTCGTTTTTTCCAACCATTTGAGCAATAATCATATTAATCTCCAGTTCCTGGGGTAGGTTTTAATCTACCCCAGGACAGGAATCAGGCGCTGAGCTGAGTGATGCGCTTATGTGCTTGAACAGAGGAGATTCTTTCAATGTCCATAGACTTAAAAAGAACTTCTCCACCGACCCCTTTGCGTCCTTCGGCGAGCTTGCTTGCATCCTGCTTATTCTTGGCCTTAACAAGAATTTTTTCTTGCACTACAAAATAGTTCAGTTTATTTTCTGGCATAATTTTCCTTTTGATGATATGAATATGACTCTTGCTATTATAGTGGAAAAATTATGAGCTTGCAACTTCTGTTTCTTTTTTTTCTTTTTTCACTGGCCAATAGTATGAGAGCGTTGGATCCTCATTGAAATATGGGGAATAATATTCCCAATCTTTTCTTAATAAATTGGACCTATGTGACCTGTGCACCCTGTCATCACCAAGCCAGTGTGGCATTTTCATTTCTATTAAAATCGTTTCAAAAGACATATTATTTTTATATCCTCTCCTAATCCATTCTTCTATGGTATTGTTTTGATAAAGTTGAAGAGCCGATTCGTAGCCCTCCCACATTAAGGTAACAGGATGGTTTCTCCAACCTTTTGTAGAGGTTCTACCCAAAAGAATGTTTAATATCTGAAAGGTTTCTACTCTTTGCTTACCTAGTCGTTTAGAATCCAAAACTTGTAAAGATTTTTTGAAATTTGGATAAGGCAAAAACGTTTGCATTAGCTATCTTTTTTAAATTCTGTCCAAGTTTTGTCACCTACACCATAGTATTCCCTAGCAAGGCCTGCAGCAACAATGTCGGTATTGAGACAGTTGCCACTTTCGTCCCAAACTTTAGCTAACACCCTACCATACTTTTCATTTTTATCTAAAATAGTTTCTATCTTAACCTTGTGTTTTGCACGAGTGAGCCACTGATCAGTAAACTCTTTGGCCGCTAAACCCTTTTGTTTTTCAGCTACATCTTTTGTTCGACTTTCTGGTGCATTTACACCATAAAGACGCACTCTGCCTTTTCTAAGAGTATCAAAGCCAAGGTCGATGATAATATCAAATGTGTCACCATCAACTACTTTTTTGACTTCTGCATTGTATATCCATGGATTTAATTTATCTGACATGTTAATCTCTTTCTATTCCTATGTAATCGCATGCTTTGCGAAATATTGATTGACTTACCTTGAACTGTGCATCGGCGTGACTATAGCCCTCTCCCGGCTTAGGGGAAGAGGCGTGCCAACTGTGACCAATTGACACAGATCCATCATACACCACATTATAGCCTAAATGTCTAGCGAAATATGAACACCAAGTTTCTTCGTAGTAGTGAGGGGTTGGCAGAAATGCGCCCAGGGCATTGGGGTACAACTCCCTATATTGAACGTTATTTGTTAACTCATTCCATATTGATCTTTTAATAAAATATGCAGATCCCGATACGGTCACGCAATTAACTCTATCCTTATATAGTTCATCTAAAGGATCTGGTTGCATCCATCCCCTGTGTGTAGGTTTTTCATTAGTTCCAACTATACCAGCGTGTCTTATTAGGCCGTACTCATCTCTTTGTTTTGGGCCTAGAATGTCAATATTTTGTTCTTCATTAAATATTTTCTCTATTTTAGATACATCACCATTTGTAAGCCAGACATCGGCATTCAGAAGTGCGATGATATTGTTAGATCCCTTGATCGAAAGCTTGTTGCAAGCCGCAGAATATCCTATATTTTTATTTAAAAAAATTCTGTCTATAAAATATCGATCATCGTTTGACCTTAGCCAATCAATTGTATCGTCTGTTGAACCATTATCTGCAATGTACAAGTTCCAGAATTTATTTTTATCAGATACACCTTCGTGTAGACAGTCAAGCAACCTCTGTAGCATTGGTCTGGTGTTATAATTTACAACACAAAGATCTATCACATCTTAGCCTTTGCTTTTGCTATCTCAAATGCATCTGACGGATTAAAACCCATCTCTAAATATTCACAATATTCACTAACTGCCTCATTGAGATCTTCGTCAAAAAATTCCGTAAGTCTATTTGCGTACTGGCGATGAGTGGGTCCCTGTTTATTTTTTTCTTTTATTGAGTTAAGGGATTTGTTATTTAGTTTTCCCAAAACAAATCCAATAGAGAATAGTATGACTAAATAGCCAGCTGATTTACCAGTCTTCATTATAGCCATCACTTGAGACAACGTATACATTTTCTATTGCAACATTCACTGCAGAAACCACTCTGGTATAGGTATCCCTATCTTTATCGGAAAGCTGCCCCCTAATCATGGCAGCATACGTCTTTTGTATATGCAATAGAACATCCAGATCTTCTATTAAAAAAGATTGATTATTTTCTAGCTTTATATTTACTTTTTTCTTTTGATTTGTTTTCTTACTCATTTGCTTTCTTTTCTTTTATTTCAGCGTTTGCCACTTCTTCTTGTGGTACTTGATAAACAGCTAAATCACCGGTATCTGGTTCATGTGTTATAAAGTATATTCTTTTATCCTCTAATTTGCAACCGTCTGGTGGAGGAGATTCTAGTGCAATTTTCTTAGAAGCAGAACCATAAACCTGACTTGACTTTTTATGAACGACAATATAGTTCAATTTACCAGCCGCCATTTATCTACCGGTGAGAGCCTTAATTGAAACTGGGAACAGGGGTTGAATCAAATCATAAACCGCCTCTGCATACTGCCTAATCTCATACTGAGAATCCTCAGCTAATCTTTGGTTTAAAAAATGAGCTACAGATTGTAGGCTACAAGACCACATGTAAGGTTGATACATGGCATAGGCGGGCAAAAATAGTCTAGCCTGCTCTGGGGCCACGCCCTCCTCCATGGCCCACTTATAGAGGGCCTCAGCGTCCTCCAGATGCTGTATAAGCTTACTGGAAAGCACTGCCCCTATCCAGGGGCCTATAGGGCCTCCTGAGCCCTGCTTACGGCTTTCTGGGGCTTGTCTCCACTCATCATTTTTGGGGATGTAAAACTCTGGCTCCAAGCTAATATATCTTCTTGAAGATTCATTCCAAGAATCCATCGTATGGTCTGATCCCACCACATACTTCCAATGTTGTCTGGCGACCATTATGGGTGCGTTAAATTCAAACGTCGCAAACGCATGCCTAAAAGGCGACATATGATTTTCTCTTGCCAAGAACTCCAATAGTCTTGCGTCTTGAACGGAAAATTCTTTAGACTCTTTTGCAAAAGAAACTCTAGCTGCATTTACAACGGACAGATCACTACCCATATGATCTACGAGTCTAACGTATCCCTTGTCCAATACCTTTACTGTATGCTGCTTTTCCATAGCTACAGTATATCACCCAACTCGTTGTGTGTATGAATGAAATTATTGATTATCCTTTATGTATTTTATTTCACAAGTATCTGTTGTACAATATCTTTCCCCAATTGCATCGGCAGCTATGCCCGCATATACGCCAGTTAAATCAATTGGGAATAGTTTGTCAATTTGATTAAGGTATTCCTGTTCACTTATTTGCGTGTAGGGCATTTGAGGGTATGTATCATTTCCGCTGGGCAAGAAGGATACAGTTTTTAATTGACCATCGTGCATATGTAGGACTGTGCCAACATACTTAGATTCTGTATCTTTATCAAAAGAAACTGTAACCGAAACAGAGTTATCTGACCAATATCTTTGAGCAGTAGTAGCTAAGGCCATCTTCTCAAATATCGTGACATCTTTCTCTGACCTAACTGCATCAGACTTGATTGGGAAATAAACCACCGATGTTGTGTCTGGAGATTCAGCTGCGGGTTCCACCTTGTAATTTGCCTTTTTAAAAAGTGGAAGCATTGGGTCTTCGTTTGAAAACCTAATTGTTCTATTGAAAAATTTGCCACCTGGCGTCCAGTGAACTCCGGGAGATTCTCCAGCCAAAATTGAAACTGTACCAGATGGTTTTACGGTTGTCATTTTAATTGATTCCCTAATTCCAAGCCACTCAGAATACACGTTGTCATATCTTTGAATCGTTTTATAACCTTGGTTCATCCACTCTTTCAGGATGGGCATACCGTGGCGATCTGCGAAGTTGGCAACGCCTGACATAGAGGCACCTATTCTTCTGTTTCTTTGCATGATCGCATTAGTTTCTTCCCAGTGAGTCGGGAGAAGTGTTACCGTCTTGGCGTAAAGATAGGCAAACTTAAGCGTTCTTTTGTAATCCTCAAGGCTATCATGTCGTCCTAAGTATGTTTCAACAAGCGTGCAACATTCGTATGATTCAAGCGATTGTTCTGCGCAAGGATTATATCCAGCCACTCTATGATCCTTGTTGTTGGGTGGGTCAATTAATCTTCCATACTTCTTAGACACATCCATCCAAATAACTCCCGGCTCTCCGTTAAGAGATATTCCCTCTATTATCGAGGACAGATCTTTTCCCACCTCAGTTTCTATAGAGTTATTCGACATCCAACCCCAGCCCGGAGAATTAGGATCATAAGAGTTTCTTTCTGGAAACTTATCCCTATTCTTTAAGTTAAGAAAATCTTGGTCGTCTAATCTTCCGATAAGAAGTTCTGCAGATCGACGAACATTGCCCGAAACAACACAAACTCCGATAAGATTACCTATGTCGGCTATGTCGACTCTAGTAAGTTTTTGCCCTTTTCTTTTATGAAATATTTTTGTTATGTGTTTGTGCATCTTTTCTAGTGG